GTTATTTGGGTATCACTTGAATCAATTGTTACTTTACCAACTCCCTCTGCAAATATTGGTAACTTACCAGCTGTACCTTCTGGTAAATAAATATTATCAGATGTTATAAGTGCATTTCTTGATAACTCTGGGTTTATTTCATCTTCAAAAAACCCATACCCATCGACAGCTAGATATGTATTTGTTTGTGGATTACTATAAGTATAAGGCTCATTGTTATCATCAAATAAATTTGCTATAGCTGTAACCCATACACACCTAGATACATAATCATTATTAAAAGTTACATCTATATAATCTCTTACTAAATCAGATATTTCAAAGTTTATTTTATCATCTGCATGAATCCTTTCTTTTTGTATTGTATATTTTAAATCAGCATTCTCATAAGATCCTGATGTACCTGAATATATATATAAACTTAACTGTGCTGTTTTTATTGCCATAACTATAAATTTGTAAAGCTCCCTGATCCTCCTATATCACAATTTGCTATTGCTACATTTGTTATTACTCCATTATTATCTATTAACCATACAATGTAAGAACCTACTCCTATACCAGCTCCTGAATTTATAGAAGATGTACTTACTGCATAATATAAATTTTGCCCTGCAAAAGCAGTACCTTGTTTACATACTGTTTTACCTTTTCCTGTTTCTCTATTTGAAGCAGTAGATACTATTTCAGTAGTTGTTGGGAATGTACCATCACAAAAATCTGTAGGTGATGATTTACCAGAAGATATATAATAAGTATTACTACCACATACACCTAAGCTTGAAGGTTGTGTTATTGTTTTTGTACATGTTAGTGTTTGTGATCCATCTCCTGTATTTGAATAACCACTTGGTATTAATACAGTAAAATCTACTGATCTATTTGTTGCAGTTGTAACCTCAGCAAAACTAATAGGTGTAAAATCTTGTATTGTACCTAATTGTGTTTTACCTATGTGTATATCTCCTCTTGTACTTATACCTTGCTCTGTTAGGTTTGCTATATCACAAGTAAACTCTGGTAGTGTTGAGGTTGCTTGTTGTGAGAATGTTTTAGAACAAATAACTGTTGCACCTGCATTAGTATATCCAGCTGGAGCTGTTAAATCAAAAAATAAAGTTACATCTTGAGCACTACCTCCTGTATTAGCAGATACACTTGTAATATGGGCACCACCTGATGTTAAACTCTTAGCTGTTATCTCTGCTATTGAAACTGGATCTGTTATAGTACCATCTTGTGCTATACTACCTCCACCATTTGCTAGATTGGCATCTGTACAATCAAAAGCATCTGATAAACCATTTACAGTAACTGATATAGATTGAACTGCTGTACAAGTACCTGATGCACTTTCAAATGCTTCTATATATATTGTTTTTGTACCTCCTATTTGGTTTGATGTAAGTGTAAGTGTATTAGATTCTATTGAAGCAGTTACTAAGTTTTGGTGGAAGTTTATGATATTATATCCTGCTATTGTACCCCCTGAAAAGTAAGAAGATAAATCTACAGTGTTACTATTACCACCTACTGTTATTGTTTGAGCTGGTATACTTCCACTTGTTGTTACATTTTGTGTACAAGTTGTACCTGCTACAAAAGCTGGTTGTGTTGCTGATACATCACAAGTAATAAAACCATCAGTATCTGTATTACTAAATCCTGTAGGAATCTGAATGGTAAGGGTTACTGTTCTACTTGTAGGTGAAGTTACTGTTGCAAACTTTTCTGTATCAACTGCTGTTATTGTACCATAATCTAATGTAGGTAATGTTAGTATACCTTGTTGGTTTATACTAAAGTTTCTTGGGTTTGCTACAAAACAATCAAATACTGGTGTAGGTATTGTAGGCTCACTATAAGCTAAAAAATATGGGCTTCTTACATTTATCTTTGTACTCATGGTTTTAATCTTTTTTCATCTAATGAGAATGCTAGTAAATCTTCTACATCTAAACCAAACTTTTCTACTAGCTGATCTGGTAATTTCTTAAAATATTTTTCAAAGGGTTTAGTAAAAAACAAACTAGGTTTAATACCTTTTTTATATACACTTCTTGCTAAGATATACCCCATTGTTTTATAACTTCCAAACTTACCCCCTTTTAATCTGGGTTGTAATTTTCTAAATCTTGCCCAATCCATAAAAGGTTTAGCTGGTGGTATTTTATCTCTATATGAGTAAGGTGTATCATATCTCTTCTCTGTACCACTTACTCCTTTATCTTGGTATAACCCATACTCCTCCATTGAGAAGCTCATCTCAAAACTATTTTTAAATACTTTTACATCACCATCTATACTTTCATAGAGTTTTTTAGTTACTCTTTTTCTTTTCTTAGATAGATTATGTTTAGCTTCTCTTACAACAAGATTCTTAAACTCTTCTAAAAAATCTTCTGCTTCTTTAAAGTTTAACATACTGTCATATCATTAGGTACTAGCACATCAAAAGTAGAAACCCATCCTGCTAGTTTATTTTCAAATCTATCTACAAAAGGCTCACAAGTAACATCACCTTCTACTTGAAATTTATCAGTGTATAGATCCCCTCTTTGTAATAATGATAGTAATCTATTTTGTATTGCTAATTGTGTATTTAAAACATCCTGCTCATTATTGTTACCTACAAATTCATCAGTAGTTTCTAGTTTACTTTCATCAACTATATCCATACACAACACACTAACATTATAGGTAACTATATTTGTATTTACTACTGCATTGTTTACTATAATATGTGATAAAGGAAATATAGTTTGCTTATTCAGATCTATATCATCTAAGCTGCCATAAGTAACTGTATTTACAAATGGCTCTGCTTTTAGAGTATCTTTTATCTTATCTGTTAAATCATAAAAACTTTTCACTTCTTATATTTTTGTATTTGCATTTTTTCCAGCTCTATTTTTTCTTTTTCAAATGCTAAGTAGAGCAAACACTTGTGTACATTTAATCTTGTAATAGCATCAAATCTGGTAACATCTCCCTGAGCAAGTCCATAGATAGATTGATACCATCCCCACTTTTTTCCAAAGTTTGTAGTACTGCTGTATTCATCTGATTGGGTGCTTCCCTGTTCAAATAATTCAGGATAGTTTCCAGTAACTCCTTGTTTAAATTGTAAAAAAAAACCATAGAACCCATTACAACATCTAAAGGCATCTTCTTCATTAGCTCTGCCCTCTCTTGGCCTTTGTATTCTTCTATAAGATATTTACCTTTTTTATTGAAGGTAGTAGGCCTATATAGTACAGCCATTGCTTTGTGCATATGCTCCCACTCAGTAAGTGTTTCATCTAAATCTACAAACTCACCTAAACTCATATCATCTAGGTTAGGTATAAATCCATACTCTACACCATCCATTATAAAGGTTGGTATAAGATCAGGCTTCTCTGAAAATAGTTTATCTATATCTTGTATAATTTCTTTTACACTTGATACTCTTATTTTAGCAATATCTTTTAATTCTAAACCACAGAAGATTTCTACTGTTTTGTGTAACAAGAAATTTGTTTGATGATTATCATCAGTATTTATCTTATCAAATTTTTGGTATTGTTCTAGTGTAATCTCTGATAAAGATTCTGGTACTGTTATTTCTAGTTTCATATAATAACAATAAACTAAACCCTAATATGTATAAAAAGAAAAAGAGCCACATTTCTGCAGCTCTTAAAAACAAATGAAAAAAACATATACTACCTTTTTTGGTAGTAATCACAATATAATGAATTTATTCTATCATACATTGCCTCTCTCTCCTTTTTGTTCTTTTGTGACCATATAATATCACCAGTTCTTTTAAACCCTTGATAGTTTACTTGTATTGCTAATCTTGGTGGCTTTTCAGGATTTGCTTCTTTCCAAATGATAGGGTATATCTTAATATCATTTTCTAAACACCAGCTCATGCATTGTGCTATCTTTCTATACATAGTAAAGCCAAAGTATTAAATCAAGTATTCCATACATCATTGCAAAGCCCACTACATTAAGTAATGCAGCTAAACCAATTGTTTTTAGTAACCATTTTCTTCTAGCTTTAGATGTAGCTTTCTTTATAAGATAGTACTCTACACTAAAATCATTTCTCCAATTATCAGTATCTATTTTCATAATTAAAAGTTTTAAAGTTAAACAAAGATATAAACATTTTATTAATATACAAAATATTGCCCTTTAGTTGGGTTTTCTAATTGATCTGTAAATACATATCTAGCAGCATCTATACAATCAGGATGTGCTCCACTTGGTTTCTGTAAGGTGTTGCCATCTTTATCTTTTGCCCATACATAACCTTGTAATTCTTTTTTTAGGTTTCTACTTCTTGCTGTAATATATATTTCATTTTGGTTTATTAGGTTAATACCATATACTATACTATTTCTACCCTTACTTACTGGAAATACATTGTGGCCATATCCTACCAGCTCGGCTATTGATTTTGGTTCAGCTGAATCTGCTATAATGTTTTCTTTTATATTGTTAGCCTCTAAGAATCTACTTATATCTCTATTGAGCATACCAGTTTTATATAGTACCTCATCAAATATATAAGCATTATTCCATTTGTATAATCCAATTAGTGTAGTAGGATCTATAGAGTAACCAAAGTCCATACCATAAGATAGTAATCTTGCTTCAGCAGGTAGTTTATCTATTTCTTTCCAATCTGGTATACATGCACCACTTAAAGTACCCTGTAAACCTAATCCATACACATTCCACCAGTTCTGCCAATAAGTTGAGGTTTTAGCTTTATCTCTTGCTTTCTCTATCTCTTTAATTATTGTTGGTGCTAGTGCATCATTATCTTTATAAGTAAGTGTAATATAATCTACATCCTCTTGGCCTATTACTTCTTTATCTACCCAAAATGGATGTGTAGGGTTATAATCTAACCATATTACTCCAGATGTTCTAATAGATAATTCACCATAACTAGAAAAAGGAATATTGTTACACTCATTAATAAAGAGATCAGTTCTTCTAGAGCCTCTGAGTTTCTGAGGTTGATCTGTACTAAAAAATTCAATATAGCTGCCATTTGCAAAAGTATATTTTAAAGAGCTTCTGTTAAACTGTGCCTCATTGAATCTATTTAGGTTTTGCATTATAGTAAGGAAATCTTTTAATGCTCCTCTCTTAATACTAGGTATAGATTCAGCTACTACACTTATTTCTTTGCCCTTGTTAGTAATTGCATCATTAATTAATATCAGTAAAATGCAGAATGTTTTAGAAGCACTAGTACCCCCTCTTACCACTCTTGTTCTTTTGGTAAGTTCTTGTAGTTTGTAAAATGCTTTGGTTCTTTTTATCTGCATATAGGTTGCAGAGTAGGGTTAAAGTTATCCCTAATCCACAAATAAAGGTAACTCCTCTACTAAAGTAATATCTTTAGTTTCTTTTGGTTTACCTGCATAATAGTTGTAAAATAACTGTACAAATTTGAAATCTCCTTTTTCCACACCTTTCTTTAAAGCTTCAAATGCTGTATCTTCTAAAGGTGATAATTTCTCTATTAGAGATACCTCATCTGCTTTAGATTTTCTACCAGATCCTGCTCTTTTACCACCATGTGCCATGTTGAAAAAAATTGATTAATCAAATATACAATAAAAAATATAGTGTTTTGTTAAAACATCCTTATTTGAGATTGGTGTTGTTTTAGTCTTTTAGTAGCTGCTTCAAAGTAATCTTTATCTAATTCATACCCTGTTAAATCATATCCTAAATTATGACATGCTATTGCTATGCTACCAGATCCTAGATGTGTATCTAGTATTTTATCTCCTTCTTTTGCATAGTTCATAAGTAACCACTCATACAGCTTTACTGGTTTTTGTGTTGGGTGAAACCTCTTACTTCTGTCTTGTGATAGATGGGTTTTATATGATCTTAGTGCTCTCTTAAATGATGTGTATGCTAGTTCACCATCACTAAAATCACTTTTACCATTCATTTTATCCCAATATATCCACCCCATTGAAGGCTTCTTTATTTTATCAATCATATAATTAGCTCCCCATATAATTTGATTTTTTGTAATTCTAAAAAGCTGATCAAAATACTCTTGTTTTGGTGTACATGAATCCCACTGCTTTCCTGTGTTTTTATATTTACCAGATCCCAGTGTCATTTTATTTACATCAATACCATAAGGGGGATCAACAATAGCTAAGTCAAACTGATTGTCTTTGAAATTAACCATTGCTTCTAAACAATCCCCATTATATAAGTTTATCATACTATTTGTTTCTTTAGTAATCTGTTTTCATTTCTTACTTCTCTAAGATTTAAAAGTGCATCTTTATATTTATCTCTATAGTAAGAAGCAGGATCTATTTCTCTTTGTGTTGTGTTTTTTTCTCTTCTTATTATTCTATCAAGTTTATAAAATATTCTTTTGTATTCTAAAGAATCCTCATATATACCTATATGGTTATCAAATACCTTTATACCATGTAATACTGTTGCATGATCCTTCCCTACTGATTTACCTATCCTAGATAGTGAAGCTCTGGTATGTTGTTTACAGAGTTTAAAGTATACAGCTCTTGCATATACCATTTCTCTTTTTCTGTTTCTTATGTTGAGGTTTTGGTTTGTTTCCTGCTCAACTGCTTGTTTTATTTCTTCTAATCTCATTTATCTTAGTTTTAATTGCTGTTAATGTTTGTGTTTTTACTTCTTTAATTGCCTTGTGTATTCCAGCACAAGCTTCATAATCTTCTATAGATTCATAATACTTCATAGCTTTTTCTAGTTCTCTAATAGAAGCTCCATCTGCTATATCATGTAGTGCCATCAGATAAAACTCTTCTATAAGTTGTGTTGCTTTTCTTTTAGCCACTTTATCTCTTTTTGTTTTAAAAACTCTACTAAATCATCAAATGTTGCTAAATATCTTTTCTTTATAAACCAAAACTTTTTAGTGTAATTTCTTTTACTATCTCTTTTTGTTTGTATATACCATTTATCTTTTTTACTACAAGGTACTACAAATGCAAAGCCTGTTTTTTGTGATATTGTGATATAAGCAGTAATAGAATCTTTGTGTTCTTTCTTTTCCCAGTTCTCTACCATTTCAAACATCACATCATCATAAGGGTAATCTTCTATACAGTTAAATTCTATTTGTGATGATTTTATCTCAAATACAAGTTGCTTAGTACCTATATTAATAAATAAATCACCAGTATCTATAAAGTTGTCTTTGGCTTTTCTGCTATCTGGAAGTATTACATCAAATCCTTCTGCTACAAATTTATCTCTAACTATCTCTTCTTGCTTATGCCCTTTAGATAACTCTGCTAAGAATTTTTCTTTATTCCAATTACCCCCTTGATGATATATGTTTTCCATATAGTATTATTCAATAATTAAATCTTTTTTTCTAAAATAATTATATACATCAACTATCTCTTTTACAATATCTCCTTCTCTGTTGTATATATTTAATCTTCTTTTATAACAGTTTTTCTTTAAATGATCAATATCAAATTTTTCATTTTTTACTATCACTTTTTTTAGTGCCCTTACAAATTTAGATTGCTTTGCATTATCTAATGCATCACTTAATTCTATACAATTATTTAATACAGTATCTCCTAAATCTATATCTATTTTATAGTTTTTGTTTTTAATAAGTGTTGAGCTACCTTTAAGTGTTGAGTTGTATGCATCAACTACAGTCATAAAGTTAAAATTATCTTCCCAATCTTTAGTAAGTTCTAGTATTTTTTGGCAATCTAAATCACCAAGTTTAGCTTGACTGTGTAACCTATCTTTAGTTTTCCAATCATTTCTATCATTATTCATTATTTCTACATCATTAATTGTAGAATAATTATTTACAACATACCATACTGGTTTTTTATGTTTCCTTAAAATTATAAACCTATGCTGTCCATCTGTTATATAACCATCATTAGTAACCATTAATGGTGTTTTTAACCCATGCTTTAAAATAGATTTTTCTATATCTTTTAAATTTTTTTCATCTATATCTCTATTGTGTTCTAAAAAATTAAATAGATTATAATCTGTTGTGTTATGTAAATTAAATAGTTGTTTGTTCATATTCTTAATTTAATTGTTGTTTTTATTTATAATATACCTCTTAATACATATTGATCTAAATCATTTTCATTTTGAAAGAAGTGCTTGTATATACCTACTGCTTGTAAAAATTTATGTTTACCAGATTCTATAAACTCATCACTTGTTTCAAATATACCTATATCTGTAGAGCTTTTATCTACCACAATAAATGTACACTTCTTTTTATTGAACATCTTTAAATATAGGTAAGCTTGTAGATCATATCCAAATTTATTAGCTGAGAATCTAAAGCTGGATAAATCTTGTGAGCTTTTCAAATCTACTATCATATCATCTCTTAATATATCTGCTTTTGCTCTAAAAGGTAGGCCTTCTAGCATTGCCATCTCTGGTACTTCAAACTCTGCTTTACTTAGTAGTTTAAGTACTTCTTCATTTCTTAGTAGTGCATCTGTTAATCTTTCTGCATCATTTATTTCTTTTCTTAAATACACTTCTTGGTGTTTCTCTTTTGCTTCTTTGTAAGCTTTGGTGTTTTTAGTAGTAGCTTCTATAATATTTAACTTATCTATCTTGTGAGGCTCTAGCACCATCCAATGTAACAACTTACCTTGTATTAGAGCTGGTGTATCTGTAGATCCATACTTCAATACATTTCTATAAGTTTTAGGTGATTTAAGTAAAGTTTTTAAACTACTACTGCTTAAAGCATGTTGGCCTAGATGTCCATAATAGAAATCATCTGAGTAGGCCATACCTATTATTTCTTCTTTGAGATAGGTTTCTCCATTTAATAATGTAATCATGATTCAGATGTTATTTTAGCTAGTTGTTCTTTTACATGGTTAGGATTCTTTGCTCTGTTGTATAATTCTTTTATACATTCTTTTCTGTAACCATCTAACAAATCTTTGCTAGTTGCATCTTTTAGTAGTGTTTCATTAGAACACAATAAGTATAATAATTTTGAATCCATAATAATTGTTTTAAAGTTTACTCTAAGATACAAACTTTTTATTAACAAAAAACTATTTTTGCTTTTTTAATTTTTGTATGTATAATGCTGCATCTAATAATTCAGATTGTAACTCATTAAGCCACCTATAAAATCCATCTGGGTTATCTGCTAAAGTAGTACCATATTCTTCTATACCCTTAGTACTTCTTTTATCCATTATATCTTTTACCTCTTCTACTATAGGATCACTTTGTTTTATTTGTGTAGGTATGTAGTTTAGGCCAGTGCTGTAATCTGTTACATACCCTTTATAAGGTTTGTTTTTACTCATCACTAATAAAAAAATAAAATAATTGTTTTATAAAATATTCTATTACTCTAAATAATATGTACCCAGCAAAAAGATTACCCATAAGCTAATTTATATTTTTGTAATTCTTTTTCTACTTTTTCAAGTTTTGCCTCAGCTTTTCTAGCTCTTTCTATTGCTCTTAATTTATCTGCTCTGTATTCTGATATACTCTTCTCCCACATCTCTTGGTTTACTTCCAACTCATGTGTATAGAAGTACCAGCTTGTAACTGCCTCTATCATTTTATCAAGTGCAGGTACTGGTTTCTTTTTTTTCCACTCTATCAGTTGTGTTGATACTGTAGAGAAATCATTACTAAATTGTATGCTTTTTAAGTTTTGTACTTTTCTCATAAATATTGATTATAAACTTTTACTAATTGTTTCCACACTGTGTTTTTAAAACTACAAGGTATACATTCTACTCTTTGATTAAAAACTCTATTATATATGTTAGTGAATAGTTTTGTTTCTTCTGCAGTGAATTTTACCTTTTTAGTATCTATTGCCATTTGCATTAAACTAAACTCTTCTTCTGTAAAGCACTCTGGTTTTTTAGAAGGGAATAACTCATTTAGTTTTTCTTTTCTTTTATCACAGCCACAATCCTTACCTAGTTTATCAAACACAGTATCCACTGCTTTCTTTATACCAGTAGCTTTGGTGATTTTTTCTACCTGATCTCCTAAACCATTGGAAGCTTTCTCATGATTAGCTTTCCACTCTTTATACTCTTTAGTTCTTTTGTCCTTTGGGGGTTTTGATGTATTCATATTCTCCTGTTTTAAAATCTGTGTAATCTTCTTGTAATTTATTTTTAATATCTAACTTAAGGTTTTTTAGGGTATTAAATATACTTACCCAGCTTATCTTTGTTTCACTAGCAAGTTTTCTTATACTCATATCAGTCCTAGAGTATAGCTTCCATATCTTCTTATC